TGAAGTAATTGAAGAAAGATTGCAGATCGTACTTCCATTCGAATTCAATATCAGGAGTTTCCTTACCTTCCTGCGCTCTGTCTTGTTTTATTTCTTCGTAGGCACTTAGCAGGTCGTTTTTGGCATCTTCGGCTGTATCACCGTATCCCAGTAATCCAAAGCCGTCGAATTCCTGTTCCGTATAACAGGAATAAAAGCCGTCAGATGATTTTTCAATAACAAAAACTACTTTCATATTATATTGATTTTAATGATAAGTTAAAGCGAAATTATGAGTATTACAAACCTTGGAAGAAAGGCAGGGATTAAATCCCTGCCAATTTCCTGATTGATTTCTCGGTGCTTTTAGATACTTCATGACTTTGGTGCCTTGGTACCGGAAACTTCCTTCCGGTGATCGGGCTGTACCACATGTCATGGTTACCACCATGCTTCGAGAAATAACAACCGGCAGCTTTCAATTCTGCCATCAGTTCCGAATACTTCATAATTTCAAAGAGCTTTAACTTAACAATGCAAATATAACGACTTCGTTATAAATGACCAAGTGTTTATATAACGAAAACGTTATTGTTGAGATTTATTAACTAATAAACAAAACCGCTCTACCTATCGCAGGCAGAGCGGCTAACTCAATTACTAATTTAAAAATCTAATACCATGAAAAACACCTTACTTAATATTAATCTTTCGTCTTATGAACTTAAATATCCCATAACCAATACCTAATAAGATCACACCGGAAAGCACCCCTATGGCCCAGCCTCCCATATCCATTTTTGTTTGTTGCCACCTGGATAATGCTTTTTCAACTGGATATGGTTCCCGGATGGTATCACATACAGAGACTGTATCATGTATAAAGCGATCCCGATAAATGTACCGGTACAAATATTCTCTTACAGTGTCACCATTTACGTAGACAGATGTTGAGTCATGTAAGTAAATGGAGTCGCGTAAATATTTATCCCGGTATTCCGTCCGTACAGACTCTACCGGTATATATATCGTCCGTGTACAAGCTACCAGGCAAAAGGTAATACACAGATATAATATCGTTCCAGTCACAAGGCGTTCCATCCGGCTTCCACTTCTGACATGATTGCGGGGACTCCATTCTCAACTAAGCTGATGGCTGCTGCCATCGCGCACATGATAGACTTTTCGTCCGGATCCGGAACGAAAGTTGTTGGGACTTGCATTTCCCTGCTTACACGGATGATGTAGCCGGATGTATTGTTTTCATGCTCCGGGGCCCAACGGTGGATATAATCGGCAATGGTTCGACAACCATGCAGTTTGTTGTAATTACGTAGCAGTTTTAGTAAAGCTCGATAGCCGGATGCACGGTCTTTAAATTCTTCAAAAGTGAAGTCTTTTTTGCTTGTTGCATCTACTTCGCCCTGCCACTTGACTTTGTCATTGTTACGGATGTTGCCGGGATTATTGTTCCGGAGTCCGCGAGGTAATTTGTCTGTACTCATTGATGTTCCTCCTCTAATTTTTTGAATGGGTCGGCGCTGATGGGGGGCTTACGGTTGCCACATTCCAGTTTTTCACATTTCCATAGTTTCAATATGGCATTATTCGTAGTCAGTGTATTGTTTTGATTCCGGGCCACCGTTAAATCATCGTATAGCTTATCAATCAAATCACTCTGCCGGGATTTCTCTTCACGGCATTGTATAAATAGTTCTTTCCATTGCTCGCTAACTTTCGCTTCGTTTTCAAGATCTGCCGATCGACGTTTCTGTGGGAGTAATACAATGGCGGCAATGCCTCCTCCGCTGATAAAGGTTAGAAAAGCTATACCTATCGTCATCCAATCCATTTTTTATTATTAATTTATGGGTGTAAAGTTGTTCAATTCTCATTCATACATAAAGGACATTCATTTACGCTTTGCTCCAAACGTATCATAAGCTTCCCTGTTAAATAACATGCTCCAGCCTATACTGGACAGGTCGCGGGCAATAAAAGGTGTGAGGGTGTGATTCCGGGATACATCTTTTAGCCAGTATCGTTCCCGTTGTTCGTGGATCATGTGGTTTCGGATAGTAGTAAGGTATGACAGGCAGCGATCTGACACAATCAGTTGTTCCATCAGGTCGCCTGAGAACTCCTTCAGTTTGTAGGCTACCGTAATGGCCAACCGTGCGGAGTCGGTCATCCGGTTACTAGTATCCGTGTTGCAGTCTATTTCGCCGTAATCGACAAAGAGATAATATCCGGTCAGGTTGTTGACACGGCTGCTGACGGCATCGAAGTTAGGTCCAAATACATAGTTTGCTATTTCAGGTACTATTGTCTCGCCTTCTAAAGCAAGTATTGCCGCATGTAAATCATCATATCCGGGAATATTACTTTTACCTTTATTAAATAGGGGAGCAACCGCTTCGCGTGACGGGAACCGGGCGAAGTATAGGAATAATTCGATTAAAAGAGATGTGTTCATATGATTTGTTTGATGGTTTTAATGGATAATCCTGTTTTATCAGCAATTTCGACCAGATCGATACCTGCATCGTTCATGGCCGTAACACTTTCAATCAACTTCTTTCGAAGGATGCTCAAATACTTGATAACCGGCATTTGCTCGATCACGTCTACATTACCCAATCCGTCGGCAGACAGGTTGTACAGACTTTCTGCCATGCCTATCGAGATTTCCGGTTTACGCTCTTTGGGTTTTCGCATGTACAGGATACCGAAAGGCGTTCGGGTGAACAGATAGTTGGCGAAAGCCTGGAAGTTCAGGCAAATGGCTTGTAGCAGCAATGGATCGATGTCGGCAAAGGCATTGGCCAACACATGGGCAGTTTCCGAAGTGTAGGTCCCCGGATGATACAGTATAGCTGCCAGTAAAGGCATTTTATCCGTCGTGCATCCAATTAACTCGTAGGCTTCAATGAATTGGATGGCGGTCAGCGAACAGGTCAATGTGTCGAAAGCTGTCTGTATGGTATATGCTTCATAGGTTTGCCCGTTAACTTTCAATACAGGCACCAACTGAGCCAGGAAACAATTATTTATATGCTGCCGGTCTTTAAATATGAAATCTATCTGCTCGGAAAGCAGGTATATGTTTTCGTGGGCATCAGTGCCTTTTATTTTTTTGGGGTCCAGGTCTAACGAGGCACAGATATATGATATATGTAAACCTCGATAGGATATTTTACCTTTCGCGTACATCTCCAGGAGTCGGCATAAATGTAGGTAGAGTTCCGGTGTGAGATGTTCCCACCGGTTAGGTATACGATATTCTCCAAAATGGGTTTCAAAAACGATATCGGGTGCATTCATGACATCAGGTAGATTTTATCGCTTTCGCGGTTGTAAGATGTTGTAGAGTCGATATTTCCGGACGTAGGTTCACTAAGGGCCAGGTCTATGGCTTTGATGGCTTCCATAGCTTGTGATTGTAAAGAGGCGGCTAAACTCAATTGGTTATTTCTTTCATCCATGCCGTTTCGGGAGACTTTTTGTTCATCGAACAAACTGCGTATAGTAGCCGGAAATTCTATAATATCAAAACGATACAAAGCTATTGACACAACCAACATAGCCAATGCCCTTTTTAACTTCGTTTCAAAATCAGCTTCCCGTCCTTCTATGCTTGTAAAGTATCCGCCGATCGTATCGTCTAGTACTTCGCGTTGGATAGCGATTGTCCGAAAGAAAAACAGATATGACATATCTATACCATATAGGCTATTGAATTCAGTAGTTGTTTTGATACGGAGCGTATCCATATACTGAAAGTCTGTTGTTCCTTGCCAAGCCTCCTTATAAGTATCGTTTGTGGTCAGTTCTTGAATCAGCGAGTCCATTGCATTAAAATAGTTGTCAATGTACTCCCGGCGCATACGCTCCAACTCATACTTATACACATCAGCACCTCCTGACATGCGTTTGGCAATGGCTGCGAAAATAATTGCTTTGTACATAGTTAGATTGCCAAAAGCCAGTTTTAAATGATGCCAGGCGTCTGACTCTTTATTATCTACAATAGACTTCCAGATCGAAGGTGTTATAAGGCTCTGCATCTGCTTTCGTGCACCGATGGCAGATGGATTGAGTTCGCTCAACTCTATATCGCTTCCGACATAAGGCACATAATCCCTGAAGTCGGATATATGTTCGAATAAATCAATTAATACGTTATAACTCATGACTGTTGTTTATTTAATCGATCATTGGGTGAAACTTCTTCCTGGCGTGCCGGAACTTCCCGGTAAAAGCCGATCCGATAACCTTGTTTGTAGAGATCCGGGAAATTGACCTGCAGGACCAGATTAAATGGTTCGCAGCACTTTTCATCGTCTGGAGTGAGTGTTTGCAGATAGAGCAGGTAGTTATAGTATACGTCAGCACCGGATTTGGAGATTACTCCGTCTTTGCTTACGCTGGAGATAGAAGAGTCCAGACCGACAGCTCCCAGTAGAACTTCGTCCACCCGCTTGTCGTATTCGATCAGGGAGGATATGTATTCTTTATACTTCAGATCGATCGTTTCGATCTTCCAGCGTTCTTCTTCATTCCCCTGACCGGTTTTGAATGAATAGGTGGAAAAGGCCTTCCCCTGGTTCTTTTTTCCGGATAGATAAAGCGACAACCGGCGCAGTTCCTCCTGGGTATAAAGTACGATCAATGACTCCCGGTATTCGGTGCCGATTTCGATATCGTTGTATTTTATCAATTGCTTGTTATCCTTTTGACGAAGTTTATTTTCCTCGCATAAGGCTTTTATTTGCTTGCGTTTCGCTTCTACCCAGGCATTCGGAATGATAACATGTATTTTGGCAGCCAGACTGTTATTCAGAAAGCTATCGATAAACTCAGGCAGCTCGTTGGATGTTTTGATATGCGTCTTGACGCCTTCGTGCGTTTCGTTTTCGCCGTAATGATTTCCTACGGAGCTTTCCCGGTGGTGGGATATGGCTGCAAAACGGTAATTATCGATTTCGTTGATACGAAATAGTGGGTACACCTTATATTTTGCCGCTCCATAATTCCAGTTTCCGGTAACGACGAAACGCAGATCGTTATACAGGACAATATCTTCGGCAACGTCTTGTTTAAGTGTTGCCAGGCGGCAATATTTGTTTTCTACCAAATCCAATCCAGCCACAGGTATGCGACCTATTGCTTTTCCCTGTGACATGCGCCACTTTACGAAAAAGTCCCGGAAGAAGTAATACCGTTTGATGATGGCAAGTCCGAAATCTTTATAAGACATCTCCATTCCGTTTTCAGGCCAACTGTCCAGCCAGTCCTGTATGGCGGGCACTTCAGTCCATTCACGGACCACTTTATTGTCCAGGAGCTTTTCCTTGTATATACGAGGCCCTTTCCCGTACAGCATATTGACCTGCTTACTGATTAACCGGGGTAATAACCGGTTGTTCTTGATATCGGCCTCAATGCGTTCGCATTTACGGTTGTCCATACCACGGGAATACACGTTATAACCGTCTACATTCAACCAACGATACGATATATTACGGTTATAACCGGATACAGGCCTTTCCTGATCCATCTCCCGCGTCAGGCTGGTTCCGGGAGTACCTACCTGAAAGGTTATTACATTGTTATCGTCCAGGTAACAACCAAGGTTACCCCACGTATCCATCTGACTCATAGCCAATCTATCTTATGTAGTTTAAATCCATCCTGTGGAAACCCCATGTACCGGATAAGTATGCGGTAGCATGATTTAGGATTGCCGTCTGCATCGGTAAACAGGAACAGGTTATCGCTATCCACTTGAAATCGTTCCTGTGGTAGCTGTGCCCTGTACTTGCATCCTGTCCGGGTGACCAGTGTGGCAGATGCCTTGCCCTTTGCCCGTGAGTAAGGATAGAAGGCAATGGTAAAGCATCCATCGGGCAGCTTCGATAGCTCCCGTGCCCATTGCAATGCATGTAAGCCTGTAATCGTTTCCATGCCCAAATGTACGCGAGTGAGGCGGGGAAGGAAAGGACACGACCCCCTTTGTCATATTTCCCGACCCGGTCGGGCAAATGCAAAGCAAGGCGCAGACTCAGCGGTGCGTCTAAAAGGAGGCCTTTTGCTAAAAGTGCTTTTTCTTTTTTGAAAGCAACTATGACTGATTTACAGATGTATAGATATGTTTTCGATGTCAAAACAGGTTCTTATTATAGGGTGATACAACTATTATTATGTTGGTTCGGAATGCTTATAGCATCATATTGTCCGGTAAATCATCCGGTATTGCACTATATTCGCTCGGCATCCGTTCGTAGTACAGGCCGTGAAGAAGGTAAATAAGTGCAGACGGAAGCTGTGTTGTCAGTCCGGCCTGATACTTGATGGGTACTTTCTTCTCGCTTGTCTTATCCAGTTCGATACGCCCGTCGGTTTTTTTCCTGGGGGATAGCATGATGGAACTACACAGATTCGGACATTCGTTTTCGTCTATCAATACACGGGGGAAAGAATTAGATTGCTCTCCGAATATAAGCAGCAGCAGTTTGAATTGCATCCAGTAGTATATGGTGCTTTGACCTTCATTCATCAGTTCAACGGAAAAGCCGTAACTCTCTAATTCCCTTTTTAATATGCGTGCGTCTGTCGTTATCTGTTCGTAATCTTCTTTTTTCTTGTTACCGGCGCGGTCATAGTACAGGCGGATGCGTTTGTTCTTGGCATCTGAACCAAAAAACTCGTGGATGGCGGCGGCCAGCTCCGGCTGTTGTTGGGGGTAGTAACAGGTGAACTCTTTCAAGATGCGCAGTTCGGTTCCCTGCTTGCGTTCCTGGGCGGCTACTATGCTGGAGAAATGGCCGGGGTCGTAACCCAACAGGATTTCTTCGCGCGGATCGTAATACTTCAGATAAAATGCGGTCAGACGGAAATGCTCTTTCAGATCCAGGCGCATGATACTGGCGTATTTATAACTGTCGGTGAACTGGTGGCGTCGGGGAACATAGTTTGCAAAGAAACGGTCTACCACTGCCTTTTTACGAATGGCGCAGATGGCGGTCAGGAACTCGTCAATGTCGAGACTTTCCAACTGGGTTTTGAAAAACTTAGGGCCTAATATGTCCTTATTCACAAAGGAGCTGGCGCGAATGTAGTAAGTTGCATACCGGCGCATGTCGGCCAGCCGGGGCTTCCAGAGAGCGATGGTGCGCTTTTGTTTTTCGATATCCAGCCGGAGCTTTTCCAATAATACCGGATTCTTTTCTTCGCGGGAGAGGGCATCTGCACGATACATGGCGGCCAATGCCTGGTTGATGTGCAGGGAGACGGTGACAATCTCTTCTATCAGGTCGGTATTGACATTGTGTTCATACTCTTCGAACCAGTTATCTTCGCCCAGGTCTACACGGGCTGTATCGGATACGCCGGTAATCCCCTGATAGTATTGACTGGCACGTATCTCGGCACTCGATCCGCGCAGGGATGGGAACAGGCGGCTCTTTAGCTTTTCGCCCTTCTGGTGTTTCATCTCTTCAATGAAAGCATGAACGCCGGAACGACCGGCCACGGACTCCGGTTGATCGCTCGATACAAGTTGCAGATGGAAGCCGTTACGGAACAGGATGCTGTGTTTCGGGAAAGCGATCGGGTAACGCGGACGGCGGAAGTGGGTAGGGATTTTGCTTTCACCTACTATGTAGTCGATACCATATTCCAGCATGGTACGCCGACCTCCCATAATAGGTCGGCTGAAATATGCCTGTATGTTCGGCCAGATATTGGTAAACAGGGCGGTATAGGTTTTGTGCACCAGGAAAGCCAGTTCACCGGGCATTTCGTTGGCTACCTTAATGATACGCGGACCGAACACACCTTCCGTCTTTCCCCCGGCACGGGCCACTTCAGTGATCTGTGTATTGGCATCTACTACGTTGGCACGGATCTGCATCAGGTTCATGTAGTAGTCTTCAAAGCGATCGGGTTGAAATGTTTTATTCTCCATCTTCCGGTATCTCCTCTATGATTTCGGCATCCACGATATTGGCATCGCGCAGGAGCCGTTGTTTCTCTTCTTTTTCTACAGGCAGACTGTCTATCAGGTTGACGTAGAAACCGTTGTTGTTCTTTTGGGCTATCTCTTTCAGGTTGCGTTTTGTGAAGCCAAGCAGCTCGGCTGTTACCTCGTTGGAGATCAGGAAGACCGGTGCCCATGCGTTTTCTTTGTCGGCGGCTTCGGAAGCACGGAGGCGGCATTCGCGGGCGGCATCGTAGCAGGCTTTGGCTGTGCGAAAGTCTTCGTATTTGGTGGCTTCCAGGGCGAGGTCTTCATATTTGTTGGCAAAGTCGGTTTCCCATATTTTGGTAGCGACGTTGCAATCCATAGAGAAATAGGAGATGGCTGAATAGATACGTGCCTGGCAGGTACGTACGTCTAACCGTATGCCTTGTTCGGCAAGAATGCGGGTTTGCAGCGTTTTGGCAGCTTTGGAGATGTTGCGTTCCTGTTCATACACTTCGGCGCCCCACTGCATTTGATGCAGGAATAGTTGTACATCGTCGGGTATGCCGCTACACTTTCCGGTGGATAGGAAAGTGTGGATGATGTCCGGGTGTAGCTTGTCTATAATTTCTAATGTCGTCATGGTTTTATGTTTGCTGAAGAATTGTTTCAAAAATCACTTTGCGTTCCTGGTGTTTAGCCAGGTTTTTTTTGTCGTTATCGTGACGGTCGGAGCGGGCAGGGTTGTTCAGATAGGATCTGTAACGGCTGATATTTTGGTTACAGGCTGCGTATTTTTGGAGGAAGGCTTCCGGATCTCGTCGACGAAGTTCTTCCAGTTGGAAACGTTCGGAATAGTGAATGAGCAATGGGTGTTTGTTTTTCCATTTTCCGGTATCGTTGAATGACTGTAGTTCCTCGAAACACTGAAGGTTCCGGATGCGTGCCTCGACCATCTTGGCTACCTTGGTTTCGGTAGGCTTGTCGTCGAGTTCGGTATCCAGAACCTTCATTTCGCGCCAGGTATTTACACGGTCGTTGTAGAGGAGCGTGGCGATCTGGACGTTTTTGTCGAAGATGTTTTTCCAGTCGATTTGCGGGTACTCGTCTTCTTTTTGGAGTTTTTCGGAGCCGGAACTGGAGCTGGTTCGCTTTTTTTTTCAGCATTCAGTTCTTCCTTTGTGGCATCCAGTTCGGTATGGGCATCTTCCAAAGCATCTTGAATCTCTTCTAATTCAGATTGAGTGTTATCCAGTTCCTCTTTGGTTTCTTCCAAGGCTTCTGTTGCTTCCTGTAATAGTTGCGTTACATCAGCTTTGTCGGTATCTCCGTCCGTATGATCTTCTCCGGTATCTTTTGGAGTATCTCCTTCGGGTTGCTCCGCTGGGTTTGATTGGATGGCATTGGTGTCATCCGGCTTTTTGTCGTCTGGATTTTCATTTTGCAATTTGTTTTCTGGTTGTTTTTCAACTTCCATCCCACGACGGTTCAGGCGGATTTTATCGGCCGTAGTGTGGTCTAATAGTGTGTACAGGATTTTTTCTGCAGAGCGGGCAGCGTTCACGATGGGCGAACGAAACAGGTCGTTTTGCGGGGAGACGTCGTGCAACAGGTGCAAGTCGGCCTCGGCATGTTCCGGGTTGTGAAGCTCCCGGAGGAGCTTCATTTTTTCTTTTATATTATACATGGCTTATGCAGTTTGTACACGTGATCCTTGAATTTCGACTAAAGTAGTGGCATCCAGCACACGGAAGGATATTTGTGATCCTGCCTTGGCTGTCCAGGTTGCACCGTCTTCGAGGACGAAAGCTGTGTTGTCGGCTACTGTGGCTGCCTTATCGGTGCCGGTTCCAACCAGTGTGATCGTGCGGCCCTTATCGGATGCCGTCAGTCCGGATACCGTAGCGATGGCATACGTGGCTGACGATCCGTTCGGAACTTTATATGTATTGACTCCGGGTTGGACGGCAAGGGCGGTAGTTCCGGCAGCAAGGGTTACGGCATCTTTAACAACGATGTCACCCACATATTTATGGTATTGCTTGATCGATTTGTTCTCGAAGGTGAAGGTGACGGAACGGTTTTCCTTATCATTCTTCAGGTTGAAGGATTTCAGAACCATCGGTTTGCAGGGATTACCTAATATATACCGGTTGTTGGATTCGCATTCCTGGAAGATGATAATGAATTTACATCCTGCTTTTTCTTCGATATAGTTAAGCAACTGATCGCGCACACCACCCATAATAATAGTGAAGATGTTCGTACTCGAAATTGTAAGGTCGCCTTTTTCCCCTGAGCTGGTGTATGTCGGGATATCGTGGGCCTCGAAGTAGTGCATATACTCGCCTTCTAACATAGGGAGCGACGAAACCTCCCTGGATCCGTTTGGGATGGGGAATGAACGGGAGCCGTCCAACTGCTTGGTTTCGATCAGCCATACTTTGTAGGCGATGGATTCTCCGGCCACTTCTTTGTCGGCAACATCGTCGATACTACCAATGGCCATCATACTTGCCATTGTCGTTCCGATAACTACTTCGGTCGAAACCTTTGCGTCTTGCGGGGAAGTGATAGCGGATACCGTTGCTACGGAGGCAAACAAAAACATCAGGCACAGGAAGAACTTGAGTTGTAAAGCACGGCGTGCCTTAAACGCTCGCTTCTGGTCTGCGATATAGGAAAGAACTTTCTTTTTTTGCATAACTGTAATTTTTTAATGATTTGGAAAAATGGAGCCGGGATTGCTCCCGGACTCCGTGATAAAGAAACTATGAACGAAAAGATCAGCGTGCTCCCGGAATGTTTGGCTGCAACTCTTTATTGATCGTACGTACACCGGCTACGCGGCGTTCGAGTTCGATAAAGTTGCCTTCGCTGTTAAGCGTTACCATGATGTAATCGCCAACCTTTGTCGGGGTATAGGCGGCTGTGATTCCTGCAAACTTTCCGCTTTTAGCAATGGTTGTTGCGTTTGTGGCGGATCCGCATTCGATCAGGTATACTACGCCTTTCTTGGCTCCGGTAATATCGGTCAGAGCCTTGGCTGCCGTATTTGCGGAAGTTACGAACCAGAACTGGTTGCCGCAAGCGATTGTCGTGGCATCGGCAGCTACGGTTGTGGAAGGCTTGTTACAGAACAAGCGTTGCAGGCTGTAGTTGTTGGCTGCCAGTTCTGCTGGTGTAGAGAAATGGCGTCCGATGAAGCTGGCGGTGAAACCTTCTTTCCAGGTAGACCATGCCATGACCATTTCCATGAATTCCTGAAGTTTGAAAGCCAACATTTCACCCGGCACAAATTCCAGGCATTGCAAATTACCCGGCTCCTGCAGGTGGATCAACTTGCTCTGTCCCATGTTGGGCACCCACTTGATAGGGATACTCAAATCAGGAACAACATTTACGTAGCTCATTGGGCCGGTAAAGTCGATATCCTTGCCATACTTGGTACGGCAATTGGCGATCCACCAGTCGCGATGATTTTTGTTCAGGTAGATAGCGAAGCCTTCCAGGTCGATATCTTCGTCGAGCGTAGCTTTAACATCTTTCACAAATTCGATAACGGCATCCAGGAAGGTTGTTTCTGTATAGTCGTTGTACGTCTCATCGGAATGAGGTAACAACGTATTTTCGTGCATGTAGCGAACTAAAGTGTAGATCAAACCGGTGGAAGAGTTCAGGTAGCTGCCCGGCTTACCCGCTTCCGGTTTCACGTAACAACCGCGGATACGACGGCGATTCTGCTCGCTGACCATCTGGGTGTAGATCTGTAACAACTGCCATTCGATCATACCCCATTTGATAGGATCTGAACCGTCGGTATTTAAGTAACCGATATATTTACGTTCTATCTCTTTGAGCGGACCGAATTTGACTTTTGCCATTGCATCATCCACATAGCCCATTTCTGGTTGCAGATCCATACTGCCTTTCCAAACTTCACCAACTTGATAGGCCTGAGAAATTTCGGTGAAGAAGGCATTGGTCATCAACTCACGATCCTGTACTCCGTAGCGTCTAGGATAGAGGTCGTACACATTCTGTAAGACGATGATCCTAGCAATCAGGGCATCCTGGCGCATAATGACGTACTGGTCACCTAATCCGGCATCTTTCAATTCGGAAAAATCGTTAGTGAAACCCGAATTCAGTTTTTCCGGAATCAACAGGTTGTTGTTTTTCAGGAAGGCGTAGCGAGCAGCCAGTGATTTACCATAGTTGCGTACTTCGGTACGGAAAGATATACCGTCCGTATCTTCATCTGCTGTATGGAGTGTGGCATAAGCTGTATTGTTGGCAATGATGTTCCAACGTTTTTTCATATCGAACAGCGGATGCTCAATACCGAAAAGATGTGTTGCAGTTGTACCTGGTCCAAACACGGTGAGTTGTTTTTTGATTACTGTTTGCGGATTGTCATCTACTGCCTTGGCTGCCATCGTTGTTAATGAACGGCGGAGTTCGGCGTTTTCCTGGTTGGAAGTATTCAAAGCGGAAACTAATGACTGTACACTGGTCACGAGTGACTGCGGTTGATTGTCGTTACCGGATTGATTACCTACCTGGGTGTTACCATCAGCAGAACCTTCAGTCTGTTGTTGAGTTTCTGCCGTATTGATGATATTGAGAGCGGCTTCACGTTCAGACGCAAGAGCTTCGGCTGCTTGTGCTTCCTGCATAGCTTCGGAAATAGACATACCATGTTTTTCTTTGAAAGAAGCTTCAATGGCAGTCCAGTCTTCGTTTGTCAACGCTTTCGTTTTCGCCTTATCAGTGAAACCAAGCGCAGCAAGGATTGCTAAAAATTTGTCTTTGAAATTCATACTTGTATTTATTATATTAATGAAAGAACTCTGTTTCGTTGTTGTTTGCGACTTTCATTCCACTTGCTTCCTAGTTCGTGTGCTTCGGATAATGCTTCGTTGAATGTGACGATACCGTCGATAAGTCCGGCATCAACGGCATGTGTCGCATCGAAAGTTTCACCGCGAAGGGCTGGATGATCCAGTTCCAGCCTTGCGAGTGCGGGACGGGAATCACGAACTTCCGCACGGAATTGTTCGGCCAGCGGATCCAGTTCTTCTTCTATGAATTGCTGTGGTTCGCCATTTTTCAGTTTGTTGTATTTTTGGTTTTTCAAATCTGAAATACGGGCATACTCTTCGATTTTCTTGAAACCCAGTGATTCAAAATAAGGATCTATGTCCCAGAAACCGATCATAGCACCGATGCAACCAATGATATCGTTTTGTGTGAGTGCTTTTAGAACATTTCCGTGACTACCTATATAATAGGCTGCCGATCCACATAATTTCTCAACAAATCCGTAAATAGGTTTAGAGAGGGAGCGCATGGTTTCCGACAAACGATCGAGATACCAGGCTTCGCCACCTCCGGAGCTTATATGAAGAAAATGGCATGTAATGTTTGGATTATCTTCCGCCAACAGGAGGTCTTGTTCGAATTGTTTACTAGAGAAATACCACCAGCTATCGGATGTTATCAATCCTTTGATGCGATGATAAGCCAATGTTCCGGGTTCTATGTCGTTAGAAGAAAAGTCAACGGTAAGTGGAACGGCTGATTTTGCCTGTACCGGAATAAGTTCGTCCGTCACATATTCTTTATATGTTTTTGTATCGTCTAAAGAGGCAGATATCGATTGGGGTCCTAATGGAAAATAGGCAAGTAAAGCAGAAATATACTCATCATGTGTAATGAGTAGGCGAGCTTGTGGAGATGTCAGAAGTTGGATTACATATGCTTTTTTGTTCATACCTGCTTATTTTCCTACGAAGTAAGGGTGATAAGCAGGTATGGGAAAGGACTTTTAAAGTGGACTTTGCCGCATTTTACTGTGAATGTGCAGTGTATCTTTGTTTAAATGTGTGGTTATCGATATTTGTGCCGGCCACTCTTGTGATCCTATAAATACAGGAGAATGATCCGGTAGTGTTTCCAGCTTTAGAATGGCAGATCGGCGTATCCTATAGGTAGATGCCACGGAGGCTGTAACTTTCTCCGTGGTAATATCTTCTTCTATATTATATAATGTACCGGCTTCGCTTGTTTCCTCTTTCGGAGTCAGAGTAAAATCATCAGTCGATATCGTCACGGACGAACGCCCCGGTTTGAGGGTTATCCCATTTTCCCGGAACGACTGGATATCCTGCAGGAGGAATAGTTGAATTGTATTACAAAATTCTTTCATATTCTATTGATATTTATTTGTTAATCAAACACTTCGCCATTTTCAGACGTTTTTACCCCAAAAATCGGACAAATCGATACACTTGGTCGGTGAAATAATCATCTATATTTAATGTTATTTCACTGTTTAGCGTATCCACGGCGTTTCGATTTCTTGCGAACCTTATCCCGCCAGCGATAATAGTTTTTTAATAAAGCGTCTTCGGTTATGGATTGTATCCCATATTTGCGCATGAAATAGGCGACTGTTTCGATGTACTGGATTCCGTACAGGTGCTTGTTCTCATCAATTAAACTGTGTAGTTCTGCCCAGAACAATACTTCGATCTTCTGGGAGATGATCCGGCAGGAACGTGCTCCCAGATAGTTGTATGTATCCGGTGATTTTCCGATACGCCTGTCCGGGATACCTAATTCGAGGTTTCCGCTATCCGGAAGGCAACTAACCGGTCGCCTTTCGAGTAAATCATATACTACATGGTACAAATCTTCTCTGTCCGGTAGAAAAACGGGACCGGGCATGCAGTCATTATACTTGCCATGAACGTATTCTGCCAAATGTTTTTTTATCTCTATTTTCGTTGTTACCATGATGAAAATGTATTTTTAAAAAAGTTTTGTCTTATTTCCTGCGACCTACCGACCTACCGACCTACAAACGAATTATACAATACTCAAATGTAGTGATTTTTAGCGTATTAGCAAAATTATATATCTTAAAAATGGGTGTAGGTTGGTCATAACTTCGACCTACAAAGGCACTTTTTGCCCTTTTTTGCCTATTTTTTGTAGGTCGGAGCTAAAAACAGGAAAAATACCCTTCGACCTACACGACCTACAACAACCTACAGACCTACAAGCAACCTACAAGCAACCTACAACCTACACCTTTATATACATATATACTTAAATACTTAATATATATACTATTACGTATATCTTGTTTTGAAAAATTATAATGCTTGTAGGTCGGTAGGTCTGTAGGTCGCTGTTTTGTGAATATTTTTTTCAGAAAACACACTATATTCTATTTTTTTGAACATGGGGGTGTAAGGGGGGAAAAATGAAGATGGGAGAACCAGATACCCGGCACTCCCATCACACGAATTGACAAACAAAAAAGAATACTCTTTGTCGCACTTTTCGAGAATACTCCCGACACTAAAAAGGCAAATCCTGTTGCTTCTTTCCTTCAGCTTCCGGTTCTTCCTGTTCGCTACGTTCCAGGTCTATGTCGAAGTATTGTCGGAATACGTCATAATTTAGGGCTATGCAGTTTGTCGTAATAGACTTGGGGTCCATGATCCGGATCATTTCATTGTCGATCTTTCCTCCTTCGCGGATATCGCCTTTTGGAACTTCTTTCACTTCTTGCCACTTAAATCGCCGGGAGTTAACAACTCCTATATAGGCCGGATTGGAGCGGATGTTTGCTTCGATAGTGGATTGTGAAGCATCCTCCGTGCTGTAAGATGATTTTGCATAAAGCGTATGAATGGACGACAGGCGAAGGTATAAGACTTTTGTTCCTGCCGGTATTGGGACCTCCTTTCGCTCATTACCTGAAAGTTTGATGGTCAATTTATCAGGCTGATCAATGGCATAGTCGCGTCCTTCAACAATGGTACGGGTGTTTATCATTACTTCCATTGCCTTGAAGAACCCGGCCAGTTTGTCTGTGCGGGAGATCATTTCGACCTGGGTGATCACTTTCTTTTTGGCAATCTCGTAAAATTCAGCATATGTGAACGGTAGCTTCAAGTGAGGAACATGTTCTTCAAGTAATCTGCACATTGAAAGGAATAGGGATATGGTATTGATGATACGAGTCATATCACCGGAACCTCCGGAACCAGCCAATACAGATTTAGTCAGATCTTTGTTGATTGTACGCATATATGATTTGAAATGTTTGCGAATGAGAGGACGTAGTTTCAATACTTCAAAAAGGATATTGGAAAGGCCTGTTTTTTCGAAACCTTTTAACTCCTGGAATATATTTTTTTCTTCTTCTTCATAGGGTGTTGTGCGTTTGGGAACTTCACATATTACGACACGGTTCATCAAGGCGTTGTCATCTCGCTGGGGTGTCTCCTGACCTAATATCACGACAGGTGTAAGCACTTTACTCGTTTCAATATCTTTTCCGGAGGTACTTTTCCGTTTTTGTTTTCCGTCACCGTCGTAGGTGATAGATTTTAGAGCCTGGAATTTGTCGATCGAAATATCCTTATTGTTATACTCTTCAAGTACAACAGGCACGTCGCGGAACCCTTCCATTAAACTGATCATTGCGGCATCTGTACCGGTATTCAAATTGAAAGAGGGTAAATCCGGATCAACAAATAAGGATCGGACAGAGATAGCGATCTGTGTTTTTCCGGACATTGTCGGCCCCATGAAAAAGAGAGCTGTGAATAGTCGGTCAATAGGATGGATGTCCGATCGAAATGCACACATGATCGCATATATAATGGCCCATTTTCCGTTATCATTAACTTTGTATACCTGATCCATCAGCGATGCCCAACGTTCAAAGGAGCATTGTTGTTCTATCGGAATGTTTTTGTAGACGAATGCTCTTAGACTTTCGTACATATCATCATCTTTCCGGAGTCCGGCATGGATATTACTGAATGCCGGGGCATAATAGTTTTTACCGTTATGTGTTACGACACCGATTTCGGAGGCCATATCAACCCGATGTATTCCATCTACTTCGTGAAATATGGCATTACTGAAAGCATAAAAATTTTCAGGTTGTTGTCCATAGGTTTTCAATTCGTCACATAGGGTATATTCGTAGCTCATGGACTGTCTTATCTTCTTGAATTGCGCGACTGTACCATTCTCGAAATTTAGTCCTTCCTCATTTACCAGCGCTTCTTCGAATGAATTTAACGAGGCGAATATCTTACTTCGGAGTTCCATGTACAACGGTTTCTTGTAGTACCGACGATTTATCTTTATAATCTTTTTGTTTCCTTCGGAATCGCTGCTATATATATGCAGGAGGGGGATCATGTAAAAGTCTGCCACTTGTAAATGACCACCTCCGGAAGGATTCTTAAACATGTAGCTTACCGGTTCTTTTTCTTTGTTTAGTAGCGGGTAGAAGCCGTGTCTACGGTAGTTTGTCTTGTATTCTTCATTTTCTTCTACGTAGTCAGGTACGATGTCCGGATCTTCCCAGATAAGGGAGTCATCGAAACTTTGCTGATGCAGCATGGCGTTTTTTGACTTCTTCTTATCCCGGTAAGGCTTCATCAGTTCCTTGAATGACTTACTGGTCAGCTTCAATACCGAACACCATTCCTTTTCCATGACCGATTGGGCTGCCTCCGATGCCGAAGCCATGATATCGGCACATCGACCATAGTAGATAGTACGTACATCACCTGTTTTTTCTTCCATAGCCGCAGCATATAGCCGGGTATAGAAATCCACAAACTCAAAATCTACATCATCTTTTTCGACATACAAGGTAAATGTTGCTTTGAATAAGTTACAGAGGGTAACTAACAGATCGGATTCCCGGCGTTCGTCGAAGGTTATGTTTGAACTATATGTAAAATGCAAGTAGGCTGCATGCCGGCGGAACTCCTGTATCTGATCGGCCGATGGGAGTCCACAAACATATATAATCGGCTCTTCGCCGTAATTTTCTTTGAATTCGGTAAAACTGTCCGTCAGGATACAGTTTTCGCTGATATCGGAAAGCGTATTGCTCAATTCTTCGATACCATAAAATCCGGGTTTCTTTATTTCTTCATCTTTTGGGAGCGAAACCGATAACTCCTTTATTTTGTTTTTTACGTTATCGAGTTGTATCTTAAATTTTTCCGATAACTTCGTAGTGTAAGATATACTTAAGGTCTTGTCTTTAACAAGAGCTATACATTCTGCAATAAAAGTCAGGTGTTCATTTTTCAGGATGGGATCTTCAAAATCCTTTTCATAGATACCGGAGAGATATGTAACCCAGTCTGTTTCGTGATTATGCAGATAAATGGGCAACTCCTTTTCTGTCATCTTTCGGGCAAAGCTATCGGGATCATCTCCGTCCGGGAGTGAAATTGCTCGCACATTGGCTCCTACTTCCAGAAGTGCTTTGATATTTTTGACGGAAGCTTTTATTCCGGCTTCGTCACGGTCGTAAATAAGCGTGACGTTGCGTGTGAACCGTATGATTGTTTTTATTTGTTCCTGTGTCAAAGCTGTCCCGGATCCACAAACCGTATTACGTATGCCAGCACGGACAAATGAGAGTACATCGAATTGTCCTTCCACGAAGTATACCCGATCCTGTTGTCCGATGGCCTGCCGCGCCTGGAAGAGACCGAATAGGACGCTGCCTTTATGAAATACGGGAGTCTCGCCGGTATTGTAATACTTCACGTTGTCTGACGGCTTGATGGAGCGCCCGGTGAAACCGACCACATTCCCTTTGAGGTCATAATAGGGGAACAGGATCCGTCCACGGAAAGAGTCGTAGACGCTCTTTTCTCCTTTTGCGGCCAATCCGGCTTGTATCAGGGTCTCGGAATTGAATGCGGAACGTTTCATGTCGTCGATCAGCGTACGCCAAGTGTCCGGAGCATAGCCAACGTGGAAGAGTTCGAGCGTCTGATCTTCCCCTGCATTCCATCCCCTGGAAAGAAGATAGGACTTCGCTTCGTTGTCGGCGGCCAGATAACCGGTGAATTTATCCGATGCTGCCGACAACGCAATGAGTAGCGACTCCTTGATTGATACTCTCTGCTGTTCTTCTGGCGTAAGTTCTCGGTCAGGAACCTCAATGTGGCAACGTTTCCCCAGACTTCGGATGGCTTCCGGATAAGACATGTTCTCGTGTTTCTGCAAGAAGGTTACGACATTACCCGCCTCTCCACAGGCAAAACATTTATAAATCTGCTTGGACGGACTAACACACATGCTGGGGCTACGGTCTGTATGGAACGGACAAATACCCCAATAGTTGACGCCTCTTTTGTTCAATGTCACATACTCGCTGATCACATCTACGATATTGATTGCATCGAGTATTTTATCTATTATCTTTTGTTCAATCATTCTTCATCAAATAGTTTTAATTGCCTTGCATCAAAAGCTTCTTTAAGACTCACCTGAAAATGTTCTATTAATCGGAAATACTCGTCTTCAGTCATTCGCTCTTTCCCGAAATATAAATTCCACCATCGTTTTTGGTTCATTCCAATGGCTTTATAGAAGGCTTTTGTAGGAGTAAAATACTCAGGATTAACAAACTTGATAGTAAGTATTTCCTGGACAAGGTTCCTGCCTCTCTGTTCGGCAATCGGTATACGGTATCGATGAATGTATAACTGAACAGCCATTTCACTTTTCCCTAAATGAATGGCGATCTCTTTGAAAGATTGTTTTCCTGCATTCTCTTTCAAATATTGAATATCCTCTTTTCTCCAGCTCATTTTCTCATTATTTTATCAAAATTCTCACTAAATTCATAATCATTGAATGACAGGATGAACATGCAACATAGCTTAATGAACAGATCCGGATTGGATTCTTCTTTTTCGACACCATCAATCTTATATGTTATGACAAATATCTTAGAACCACTGGTTTCTACATTTGATAAATCATATAATCGACCGGATTTTAAGTTTGCCAGCATATCGAATATTTTATCCTTATATTTATTGAATGATTCCAAACCGTATTTGTCTTTATACCGATTGTACCATTCCCAGTCGTTTAGACGATACTGTTTCAGGTCCATGTTAATACATCTTTTCAAGTTCAACCTTAAGAAATACCAATCTCCGTTCGGCATCTGTACGGCTATTTAATGGCTTACCCGATAAATAGGAACAGATACAATCGTCAAGATAACTGGCATCTTCAGGAGATATGTCCTGAATAATTATTTGACCGTTTTTGTCTTTTTCTACGTACATAATATTTTGTTTTTAAGATAAATAACCATTCCCAGCCAGTGCCCTTGCATTATCTTCCAGCGTCATACGATTATATCTCATGAAACATGCGGATGATTTGTGCCCTGTTAGTTTCATGATCATATTTTCTGGTATTTTGTCGCTGATTGTATTAGTAATAAAAGTCCGGCGAGCAGAATGAGAAGATACCATGTCGCACTTCTCCTTCTTAACCATTACGATTTCACCTCCTTGATCTTCTTCATACGTGACCAGATCTGTAAGTCCAGCTTTCCGGCAAATAACTTTAATGGCTTTGTTGAAATATTGAATACATCGGGCTTCTGGTAGCTGTCCGTTGTATTTGTTAAATATTTCTCGCACATAGTCCGTCATAGGAACAACAGCTTTATTCTTTGTCTTTTTTTGGAGGATAATAATGTTGTCCCCTTTTATGTTATCGGCCGAAATTCTGGAATAATCGGAATACCGTTGGCCTGTCATGCAACCAACAATAAACAGATCCCGAATTTCTTCCTGTTTTTTGGTCAGTCCGTCATAATAATATAAACGGGCAATTTCTTTTTCTTTCAGATAGATGTGGGTAGATTCATTTTCGCGAACCTTAGCGTCCGTGTAGGAATCGTCTACTGCCCAGCCATTAAGATATGCTTTTCCTAATAGGTACTTCAATTTTATTACCATCGCCTGTATGGTCGATGTTTTAAGGCTTTTATCTACATACAGGTATTCTACAAACCCATCTATTTCTTCTTTGCCGATATCCTTCGTTGAAAAAGTTCGTCCAATATGTTCCTGGTAAGACAGGAAATGTTCCAGAACGTTGTGGAAAGCATTGAAGTGTTTACCTTTTTTTTTCATATTGATATATATTACACCGAACGAAACAAAATTTTTTGTGGGCAACTTACGGTAATATTCGCTTTGAAGTTGTTCGCCAGCATATTGTGAAAATTCTAATTGACGTGCTCCCATGATAATATTTACTTTTTATCAATTCAAAAATTAGCACTACATTTGTAGTGTTGATAGCTAATCTGCGTTAAGCAGGTGAAAGTTTACAAAGCCGTTCGGTGACCGCCGGCCGGCTTTGCTGTTTTATTATCATCTCGTTGGTGTCAACGAGATGGTTCAGTATTTTCGTGATTTGAGCTATTTCAGTTGTTCGGTTTTTCCGAACAACTACTATCAGGTTCCTGATCCAGGCAAGCGATAAAATGCTTCAAGGCTTCTTCCGCTGTCGGGCAGTCCAGTGATTCGAAATAAATCATCGCTTCATTAAAGGCTTCGATAGCCTTTTCTTTCATCACTTCCTTGATGATTATAGTACCGTCCGCTCCTTGTTCTCCGGGAGGATCGGGATGGCTTAATTGTTGCAGTTGCCATTCGGCACCGGCAATAAAAACCGTTTGTAAGTCTGATGCCATACCTTTGCCAGTCCAGATATTATATTCTTTCTCTTGATAAGCCTTTGCAGCTTGTTGTAATTTAATATTTTCCATGATTCATTTGTTATTAAATTCGAGTCACATTAAAGTCTTTCAAAACTAATATGTAAGAAAGATCGTCATGCTCATACACATCGTACAAATACACATGTTCTATATTAAATCGACCTTCTAAGCTCTTATCTCTTATATGAAATTCAACCTGATCACCAATGCTCAACTCATCCAGTTTCTTGACTACTATCTGATCCTGCATGAGATAGTAAATAGATCGTACCTCATTCAAACTAATATCGCCATACTCTTTAAAAAAGCGATCAATACTCTCTGTCTTAATTATTGATTTCTTTGCTACCATGTGAAATGATTTTTATTGTTTATCTTTTTCTGTTTCTACAATTGTTCCCCCATCCATCATAAAGGCAAGCTGAAACTCAGCAAACGATCTATAAGCACGGGGAACTGCTCCTTTATACAATCCTAGCAACTCCTTTTCTGTTGCCTCTACTATTTTACCATTTTTCCTTTTCATTGCTCTGAGGCGCCTTTTTTATATTTATTGATTTCCTTTTTAAGCCGGTATACCGGCTTTCCCTTCGGGAAATATAAGACAAGCTACCAAAGTGTTTACGGTAATATAATAGTTACCGAACGGGTAAGTTAAATTTACCCACCTATATTCATTTATACTCGTCATAATCTACAATTGATTTATATACAGCAAATTGACTTGTTTTTATCAATCGATAAAATCATCATTTTTCAGGAGAGTGTGATTTACCTTCATTAATTGCCGAAATTCCCTTTCTTCTTCGCTCTGTATGAAGGTTATAGACTTCTTTACAGTATCCCATTCGTTAGTGACAAACTCCCGAATGTTGCGGTATTCCCAGTCAGACAAAGAGCCGTTTACATGCCTTTCCTTTGCTTGTGTCAATACAGCATCTTTGCCCTTATTCATTATCTCCAGGCAAAGATATTGCTTGGCGCGTCCTGTTCCTTTAGGCGTAATAATATCTTGCTCAAATTGGATCGTTCGCCAATCCCGGAAGAACGACTCTATAAGTTTCTTCAAATTCTCCGAACTGAAAAAATCAGTAACAAAACAATTATCCAACCTTCTATTTACCGTCTCAATCCGCAGTATTTGGTGGAAAGGTATATCCTTCCGCTTTCGATCCATTGACTCAAAGACTTTATCATACACCTTAAAGTACTTTCGGGTATGCTTATGAAAGACTGTTGTTTTCATACGTTCATCTTTATAGCGGGCATTTACATACAGTAGCTTCTCACTTCCTGCAGTTCCGATACTTTTCATCTTATCCAGATACGACCGACAATCCTTAGAAACATCAAGATTAAGCCCTATTTCGTAGTTATAAACCCGTAAATTGTCAATACCGATATCCTTCTCCGATAGTAGATTTCTTATGGATTTCTTTGCTTGTGACATTGAAAATAGATTGTAATTACTTCTTTCATTACCGGATATCTCATTGAAATACTTGTGCAGGCTACTTTCTACCTTTAGCTTCTGATTTGTTTCGATTCTGATATATACGCCTTTTTGTTGAGCTAAATTTTTTGTGCTTATGTTATCATAGAACACGACTCCATCACTTGAATTTGTTTGCAAGTTATTTCTCTCCACAATAGATGAAATCTCGACTTCTGTCAAATTCGGCTTAACTAGAGTGATTAAATCTATCATCTAAATTTTCCCTTCATCTATCAGCTTTTCGATCTCCAAACGCCTTACATAAACACGGCTATTATTATGACCGATTTGGATTTGATCAAAAATTCCGGCATCCACATATCTTTGATAAGTGCTTCGGCCGATTTTCAGTATCTCACAAACCTCTTTAGGGGTTAATAACTCCTTACCTGCCTCATTGACCAACCTTGAAACCATTTCCTTGATGTCAAGTACAATGCTTTTCAGGTCGTTGTATTCCTTCAATGATATAGTATCATTATCATTTGACATATTCTTTACTGTCATAATTCCTGATCATAAACCTTTTTCCTTTCTCATCCGCTTGACCTCGCCTTTGTAATAAGCGATTTTCTCTTGATAGTCAGCAATAGTCAATTTTACGATCGACCGTTTGCCAGATTCCAGTTCTTCTAAAACCTTCACGCCGTATTTCGCCACAATGGCGCGTTTGTATTTCTCATGATTGCCACGTAGACCGATATTACACCGCGAACATTGTGGATGACAATTCCGTTCGTCGTAACGGGTAACGATATGTCGACGGTCTATGTAATGCCCATTCTGCATCCGTATCCACGAAAGCATTTCCCCGCAGGTAATACACCGAGAAAAACCCAGCTGATTAGCTGATTGTATCCGGATATACACCGAAAATATTTTATCTAAGATTTGCTGCAAGACGGAAATAGAAACCTTTTTAGGTTTAGATTTTGTACTTTTTGATTTTATCATGCTTTTTGCTGTTTTATTATCAGATCCTATCATTTGTTTTTTCATTGTCCCTTTTTGATATCAAAATTGATTCCAGCTTTTTATTTGCCTCTATGATGAGCCGAGCATTATGTAGTAATATATGATTCTCTGCTTCTAGCATCTTTATCCTGCCCGCTTGATTCCGGATTGTCAAAGATGATCGTGCAAAAGAATGTACAGCTCTCATGATCGCTTTTGAGGCTTGCCGGAAACCTGTATCAGCAATTACGACATCAATAGCAGCCCGATCCTCATCCGTTAAATCACGAATTATGACATTCTTTCTTTTTCTGTTGCTCTTCTGCATATTTATTGTATTTTATAGTATCCATAATAAACGGCTGACAACTTCTAATACCCGTAGACCGACGTATTCCTAATATCGAGCAGTAGCAGATATAATTCACCACATTACCGCCATGCTGACAGTATCGGCAATTCGCCTTTACTTCATTTTTAGGTACAGTTCTCATCAGGCCCCCATGTCAATTGCACCTCACATTGTAGACTCCCTGTTCCTTGACAAAATGTACAATCTGTAGACTCTATTTTATCACGACTAACTTCATTGTGAAATTGTTTTTGGCCTCTACACACCGGACATTTGAAGCCTTTGAACACAAATTGTTCTTTCTTCTGACGCTCCGGTGTTATAGTTAATATTCTCTTAACCTCGCTCATACCTTACCCTCTTTATTAGTAAATTTTACAGACTTGTGATCTCGGCGTAAATGAGCAAAACAAGAAGAACTCTGATCACAAAACCGGGCTCCGGCTTCCGTCTGAAATACACATCCTCTGCATCCATCCTCCGACAAGACCACCTTTAGTTCCTGCCTTTTATACTTGACCAAATGACCAACATGTACATCCGCTGATATTATATTTTTCTTTATCATCTTACTGCTATTATTGAATCGTAATACATTCTGTTATCTTCATACTCTGCTACCACGTCCTGATTGGTACAACTAGGGCCGAGATCATTTACAATCTCCTGGTACACCTCATCCGGCATAGAGCCAATAACATCTACTGTTTCCTGGTCGAACTCCTCAGCCCCGGCAAGTCCGTAGGCAATGATCGTTCCGATCAGCAGGAGGATTAAAATTGCTTTTTCACTTAAATCATTCATGTCTCAACTCTTTTTAAAGTTTATTTCTTCTTGTCCCTTTCAAGACGTTTCCATCATCCAGAGCTTTCTCTATTTCAACTACTCGATAATAAATTACTCCTTTGGCTTTCTTGATTAAATTACCCTCTTCATCATAAGCCTCCCGGAGATCAAACTTATATTGCTGGAGATATCCGCGCCGGACAAGGGCTATAATTACAGACTTGCCATAACGTGTGTGAGCTTCATTCTGAGTAATCAGAACCTTTGGGTTAGATGCAATCCTTTCCTTCTCTTCCCGCGCCGCCCTGATCGCCGCCCTAGTGATCGCTTCATAATCGACGATCACCGGAATACCGGCGGATTTTTCAGACAACGATAACGCTTGCTGAAGCAGAGCCGCTACTGGGTTGTTATTATTCGGTTCCATATATCTCAGATCTTTTTACTTTAATAGCTTTCCAAAGAACTTTAAAGCTTTTTGGTTGTCATTTTTAATACTCAGTAAGCTTTCATTATCCTGCCGGATCCTTTCAAACTCCTGAAGGTTCGCCTCTACCGTCTTTTCAATCTCTGCATTCAGTTCTAACAGGTCATTTTGAGACTGTTTGAACACTGATAAAATCTGCTCTCTTCGTTCCTTAAATTCGATTGTTTTCATACTGACTGTTTTTTAAATTGTACTACCAAACACTGCTTTTTTTGGGGTGTTTCCTTCTTCACCTTATCCATATTCTTTTTTGCCTCTTCACAATACAGCTTCAGAACCGTATTATACATCTCAAGGTAATCATGGTACGCCTTGCGGTATTCATCCCGCTCTTTTCTAAGTTGTTCTACGATAGTCATTTTTTAGCCTCCTCCCTTGCAAAAACCTCAGCCAACACCTCATCCGGATAGACTTTAACCGATCCCCAGCGAGGATCATTCACCTTCGATGTCTCAATACCTCGTTTCTTACAAATATTACTAGCTTTTGTTCCTATCGCTCCGTAACGCTTTACATCAAGGTGGAGATTATTTCGTGATACATAAGCAACGACAGTGGAGCATTTGAGATCAGTAGTAGTACGCTGCTCTATTTCATCAATTTTGTTTTCAAGGGCTTTCATTCGACGCTCATTCTCTACATTGCGTTGAGCCATTTGGAGGATTATTTCGGCAGGAGATAGTTCTTTTTGTTTTTCTGTTTCCAGTTCTTCCCATCGGAGAACCAATTTCGCACGGGCTTCATCGTTAAACTTGGTAGCGATGTAAAGACATTCTGTTTTGTTGAGTTCGTAACAGGGTCTTTTTTCTCCTTTTTTGTCAGGATAATCAACCAACGCAAAATTGCGTCCGTTAACTTTTATCCAAGCAGGTTCCATATTTCGGATTGCTCTCATTACGTCACTATGACGCATGCCTGTAAGTTCTGCAATTTCAACAGAACTCATCGTTCCATTTTTTAATACCAGTGCTTCCATAAGTCTAATATTATACTAGTTAAAAACAAAGGCTCATCCGATCATTACCTTAATGTGGCTGCCAGGTAACTACTCGAATAAGCCTTTTTAAATCTCTTTTTCCCCTCAGACGGCAGCCACGCTATCTGACGATGATTATTTTTTTCAAATAATCCGTTGAATCGTTGGATATGAAATGGACTGTCACTATATTTGCCTTTGGATGATGATGGTTACGGCTTTTTGTCGTGACAGCCATTTTTATGTCCTTTTAAAATGTTTTACGATGCAAATATAAAGTATTTCGCAAGCATATTGCAAGTATTTTGCAAGCATAAATAGTTAAACAACGTGAATTTACCAGAAAGAATTAAGCAACTAGCTGATTGCAGAGGAATTACAATGTACACCATTGCACAAGAAACCGGCATATCTCAATCTACTCTAAGCCGTTTAATGAATAACAAAACCGATTCTATTAGTAGAAGGTCATTAAAAATACTTGCAGATTACTTCCAAGTAAGTTTGGATTGGTTGATTACAGGTGAGGGAGTCCCATATTTGGACAGCACTACCGAAAGAACTAAATTAAGTGCTAGGACAAGGATTATCCAATATGTCACATCTAAAGAAATACCGATTAAAGAATTTGCAAAATCAATAAAATCATCAATTGAATATTGGAATGATTCAGACAATGATTACACCATACCAATTCACGCAATAAATAAAGCCCTAAAGAGTCTTCCTGAATTAGATCCTGTGTGGGTATTCACGGGAGAAGGTGAGATGCTAAAAGCAGCCTCATCTTCAAAAATAGTACAGATAGATGAAAATCCATATCCCGTAAAACCTTTCATTGACTCTGTCTATGCTGTTTGTGGAGCCCCATCAGGCTTTAGCCTCGCAATCAAAGAAACTGAATGTGATGGTTTATCCCTTCCTTTCATGAATGAATATGATTTTTCTATTAAAGCCAAAGGGGATAGTATGATCAACCGAAATAATCCGGCTCGATCTATTAGAGAAGGTGATATTGTTGCATGCAGGTTATGGAAAAGCCGTAGTCACGTTCGCTGGGGTGAAGTTTATGCACTAGCAACCTCGGAAGGAGTTGTAATCAAGAAACTCCAGGAATCGGAAAAAAATGGATTTATCAAATGCGTCTCTTTCAACACAGAGGATGGCTTTAACCCCTACGATCTTCCAGTCGAGGAAATATTTGACTGGGCAATAGTTACCGGAGTTGTGAGCGCGAGAAACTGGAACTAATAACAACTTAAATCTAAATCACATGAGCGCCACAGAATCTAATGACTTGGAATTACACTATTGGCTACTAGATAAAAGTCATAGCATGAACGCCTTTGTCTTAAACAAAAGCGAATGGGAATTACTCCATCTCATCGAAGAAATATCTAAAGAACTTAATATTGAAATTAATATTGAAGCTTTAGCTATCAGAGAAGGAGGATTAATACAAAGACTCAAAGTTCTAAATAAAAATTTTAAAGCCGGTACTATATCTAATCAACTTCTCATTCTGATAGTCACCGCTATTATAGGAACTCCTTTATCAGTACTTTCAACTCAATTGATTCTCAAACTGTTCGAAGACAATAAGCAAACAGAATTAAACTATCAAAACACAGAATCTGATATTGAATTAAAGAAAGCAGAAATCAGAAAATCAAATGCCGAAGCAAATCTTATTGAAAATGAATTGAAAGAAAAACAAGAAAAGGGTATTTGTGATAAAATCGTAGATTCAATAAAAGAGAACCAGAAAATATCAAAACGAACCTCAAATTTTTATGAAGAACTTTTAAAGGAAAATAAAATATCCTGTTTAACCATTTCCTATACATCTAAGGATAAAAGTAGAACAGAAATGACAATTGAAAGGTCTGATTTTGATAATTTCATTATAAAGGAAAACGAACTTGAACCTATTGTTGATGAATTAGCCATCATAGAAATCATTTCTCCCGTACTAAAAAAAGGAAATTATCAATGGAGAGGCATATATAATGGAGAAGTTCTGAACTTCAATATGAAATCTAATGAATTTAAATCTATGGTTCAATCCGGTAGCATAGAATTTAAAAATGGGGCATGCATATCATGCGTTCTCAAGATGGACCGTCGTATAGATGATGTTGGTAACGAAATAATTACAACTTACAACATAGAAAATGTTATTGGTTATTTTGTTAATGATAAAATAATAGAGACTTCAGAAGGTAAAATGTATAATAAAAAGAAAAAGGCTACAAAGGCGCAACTTAATCTTGAATTCAAAGAAGAAGAACAAAAAAAATTATAAACAAATAATCATGAAAAAGACACTAGTATTACTATTGACATTATTAATGTGTTTAGAAATTCATGCACAAACGGAAACTCTAACAAACCAATCAATACTGGATATGATAGAGTTAGGATTTTCAGAAGATATCATTGTAGCCAAAATACAAAATAGCAACAATAATTTCGATACAAGCATTGAAGCATTAAAAGGCTTAAAAGAAAATGGCATATCAGATAACATCCTCATGGCTGTATTAAATAGCTCTAATATAAACTCTAAAGATGACAACAATAATAATGTCGAATCCTTCAAAAGACTAGGCATCTTTATTAATGAGGGCGAAGAGTTGACAAGAGTATTACCTTCTATTTTTTCAGGAACAAAAACAAATACGCTAGGATCCTCTTTATCATATGGGTTAGCAAGCTCAAGCATAAAAACAGTATTGAACAATTCATCATCCGCCAACATAGTAAACAGTACTCAACCGGAATTTGTATTTTTCTTTGCAAATCAAAACGACCAATCATATATCAACAATGGAAATAATTGGTGGTTCTTTGCAGCAACCTCACCGAATGAGTTCGTTTTAGTAGAACTTGACAAAAAAAGAAAAACAAGAGAGTTAATTACTGGCTCTGTAAATATCTATGCTGGCACTAGTATTGGCGTTGATGAAAACAGTACAATTCCATTTGATATAATACCAATAAATGATAATACATTTAAAGTAATACCGACAAATCCATTAGAGCCTGGTGAATATTGCTTCCTATATCAGGGTACAATTCCACATGGAGGATACAATAATCTGTCTGCGTTCGACTTTTCCATACCTGGAGAAGCTAGTAGAAAAAGTAAAATAGCAAAGTCTAAATTAAGAAATTACGGAGATGACACTTACTTTTAAGTAATTAATCAGCAAGGGACTTTAAATAAAAAACAAACTTTAAATCATAAAATATATGTTCAAATCATTCTCTGATGACTCAATAACGTTTGCACTCATTGTAATAACATATTTCTTACTTCTGATAACAATGGCAGTACTACCTATTATCAGAATACGAAAAAGAAAAAGATTATTAACTTCAGCATTTGAACTCTTAAACAAAGGTCTAACCAACAACACCTTAAAAGAGGCAGATGAGATTTTATTGATATACAAAAATAATTATTTAGATATTTCTTTTTGTTCATTTCTTGAAAAATACCTACTTTATATTCTTCAGAAGCAAACTCCTGAATTTTACATAGATCATTCACCATTTATAAAAGAAATGATAAGAGATGAAAAATCAGAAAAACCATTTGAAAATATACCAGATCATGAGAAACGATTATTGACAGCCATAGAAGACGCTGCCCAAAAAGAGGAAGTTAGCTCCATTCCGTTCAATCTATCAGAACTAGCTAGAGTTTTATATTCTAAAGAGAAAAATTATCGTTATACTAAACTTGTCAATAATTTTTCTATACCTCTTGCTATAATAGGATTAATACTAACTCTAATTTTTGGATTTAGAAGTCCATCTATATCGCAAGAAGATATGAACAGTATTGCACTTAAAGTTAAAGAGTGTACAATTAAACCAGATACCACATCGATAACACAGCCATAAATTAATTTCGTAATACACGGAATTTATACATTCCATAATTATCTTGATAAATAAAGTCTCTCTTTATTGCATATATTGATATAAAATACTTTATTTGCAAAATGACTTTGACAAAAGCCAAAAAAATTGAATATAAACTTTAGAACTAGTTACTATGGCATTAGAACCTGTATTAGATATTTATTGTATTACAGTAGCCAAAAAAGGCAAAGATAAAAGTGGATCATGCTTTAAGGATCTTTTATTATCAACAGTCATTCCTGAAGATGAGACTGATCAAAGCATATTTAAAGCATTTGTTGAATCATTTATAAAAAAACTTGATATAGATACATGTTACCAAATAGATAGATCAAATAAGGTAATTACTATTAAACCTTGCGATAAAGAAGGAGAGATAATAAAATTTAGCCCAGAGTACAATATTTCAATTGAAAATTTCATTTTTTCGGGAGTGTTGCATGGAGGAAGTTATGGGGAGAGAAATTTTACAGTTCCACTTGAAAATAAAAATGAGCAAAACAAGATACCTAATAACGTAGCTCTTACTAAAGAATTTTTCTTTTTGATATATCTTCGACCTAATTCTGATAAAGGCATATTGATGGTTCAATCTTATACAGGAGTTTCATATCATGAACATTTAAAAAGCTTCTTGAACAAAGAATTTCTTTTTTCTAAAGATTACATTATGACTAAATACATACCAACATATTTAGATAGTCTAAAAAAGGATATATTTAAACGTGAAATAACAAAATCTGTAACTTATATTCAAAAAAGTCAATTAAGCGAATTTGCAGGTGATAGAACTGTAAAAGCAGAAATGGATAGTTTTGATATAACAATAACAATAAAACCTTCCAAATCCTATATCAAAAGCATTGATGAAATTAATGATGAATTTGAGAAGTTGGTCATCAAAGATAAGAGAAATTGTTGGTCGAGAAAAGTCACCATAGAAGATCAAGGAACTAAAAAACCATATTCTTATTTTTTAGATAACGAAGATTCCTTAAAACCGAGAATTTTATTAGGAAATGAAATTAACATCACATCAAATGGGATATTTGATATAAAAGAAGTATATTCGTACTGTATTAAAATTTTACCAGAAGTAAAAAATAAGATTAACATACAGTAGCTATGTCTATACCAATCGGGGGATACATAAAAAGATTAATTAAATATTCGCATGAATACCAATACACTAAAATTAATAGTGATGAAGTAAATATGCCTAAATACATCTTTGGCATTTACAAATGGGTATTCATTGGTATTGGCATGTATTTTCTTATATTTTCCAAAAATATAAAACCAGAGATACTTAATTCATTGATCACATCATTTTCGATACTAATAGGGCTTTTAGTGAACTTATTGATGACAATATATAATATGCTTCCTAAATTAACAGAAGCACCAACATACACAAATACAGAGTTGGAATTATTCAAAAAGGATGCTCGCTTTTTCAAGCAAATTGGTTATTTAACAACCTATTCTATTTTGTTAGGAATTATTTGTATAATTCTATCTATACTAAATCAGTGTCCAGATTCAGAAGTTTTACCACTCATCGAACTATTTAAGAGTAATTGGTCCTTCAATATCGATGACATACAAGCTACTATAGGTATAGTTATGTATGGAGTCATCAAAGCATTATTGGTTTATTTTATACTTGACTTATTATATATAGTTCTATTTTCTGTTAGTTCCTTTATCGACTACATGCATGGTGAAATAAAAGATATTGAAAAAGAGAAGGAGTAGACAAACACTACTCCTGATCCTCTTTAAATACATACTCCACAACCTTATCAATCACCTCATCAACTAAGCTGTAATCCGGCTCAACATAAATTTCTGTAATATCATGACCTGATGAGTGCGTAAGGCAGAAAGCAACATCGTCAAGACTCCTACCGCATTTTGTCCTGGCGATTGTTGCGAAGCTATGGCGTGCGCAATAATACTGTAATTTAGGTACGCCGACCTCTTTGTTGATATATTTTAAGCCCTGAGCTATTGCATGATTTAAAGCTTTAGAATCTTTATAGTTTTGATAGAAATTAAACACTCTCTTTCCTGTTTTATCTCTATACTTCTCTATTAAAGGCTCTATCTCAGGCCTAACACGAATCGATAAAAACGCATCACCTGAGGACTTCCTATCAGTTGTTTTTGTACGGAAATACTCTAACCTTCCATCCTTATAAGTAGTACAATTGTAAAAATCTACTGCATTCATTCCGGCAAGCATAAATGACATTTTAAATAAGTCACATGCAAGTGTATCGCTTCTCCAATTTTTAGGAGGATTATAATTAAGTACTTTAAGCAATACCTCTTTTGGTAATGCCCTTCTGGGAGGTCGTTTAACTTCCGGTATGTGATATACCTTAAACGGATCACCCTTAATTATAATATCATCAAATTCATAATCATTATAAGTATCTTTTGCCCGATTAAATATAGTACGGATAGGAACCATGTAGTTAACAACGCCGTTATTGTCCTTAGCCTTAGATTTTATAGTTCTTTTATTCACAACAAAAGTTCTATCTGTCCGTAGCCACGCATCATATTTTATTAGCAACTTTGATGTAAGCGATTTTATTGGCAGTTGAGCTTTCCCTGTCGTTTCCATCAAATAACGACAGAGCATGTTAATCCCGGTTGTCTGCATTCTCTGGGTGCCCTTTTTAGGGATAGAAAGAATATACTCTCTGGCAAAAACAATAAAGTCTATATCTAAATTTTGCCTATTCAGATACCTTTCAATATACTCAACCAACTCTTTGGCATTATCGCATAAGTCAACAGCATCCTGATTTGTATTTACGATCTTCCGAATCGTACTAACCCTTCCGTTTAAACTGTCCTCTATTTCCCCGTTAGTCACAGTTCCCGTAGACGATCCACGCTTAAACTTGACGAACGGTGTATAGATGTTAGTCGCTAAATACGATGTTGTCCGATTATGCGTCACACGTATTTTAGGATTAAATGTCCCATCTGCTTTTTTGTGGTGCTTGAAGATCACCCATGATATTGTTGCCATATTTTTGTACGATTTTTGTAAAACACAAAGTAAATTCTTATCGAATAATCCAATATTTAAGATTAAACCAAAAAAGCTAAAACCGTCAAGAACCCGCATAAACAAGGGTTTCTAGCAAATACAACTAGATAATAAATAAATCACTTAGGTTAAGTACGGGTTTTATTCCTTTTTTCCATACTTTTGCATCTTACGATTTTACAATAATAAATTAACGGAGAC